GCCTGCCAGGCCTTCCGCAGGGCCTCCCAGTCGCCCGGCTCGTGGTCTCCCTGCGCAGCCGTCCCGGGGGAAGAAGAAGAACTTCTATCTCCTCTCTCTCTGGCGCGCGGCGCCCCGGCTGGGGGCGCGTCGCGCCCCCGCTGGGGGCGCGTAGCGCCCCCGACCTTGTCTACCTGGTGCCGGACGGTCGCCATGGCCCTAGATTTAGCGGCTTTTGAGAACCTGGCGTCCCATCCGGGGATACCAACGGTCCCGTTTTCCGCGTCGATCAAGAGCCAGCCGACTTCCTGCACAGCGTACCAGAACGCCTCGTCGCCCCCGCAGACCTTCGACAGGAGCCGGAGCGACATCCGGGCCGACCCGTCGGAGCTGTTCAGGGCCGACCAGCCCCAGAGCATCAGGAGCCGCCCGACGACCTGGTCGACCTCGAGGCCGGTCCTGTCGACGAGGTCGAGGACCTCCGGCTTCTGGGGTAGGCAAACGTCGTAGGGAATCCATTCACCGGCCATGGGCGGCCTCCGAGCACTCAAGCGAAGAGGTGGTGAGATCGCTCGCCAGATACTCCTCGATCGTCATCGGCACGCGGCCGCCGCGCTGCCTGTTGTGCGAAAAACATTCAATCTGACCGTTCTCGGGGGTGTCAGGGCCGCCAGCCGACCTGGGGACGATATGGCCCCATTCAGCAACGCTGCAGCACGGTCCCTTTCCACGATTTTTGAAGTAGCACGTCCATCCGTGGGAAAGCGCGATCTCAACCTTGATCCTGTTTTCCTTTCGCTTTCTGTAGGTGATCAGCCAGTGGACGACATCGTCGACCGACCAAGGAAACTTACTTTCCCCGAAAATCTCCAGCCACATAGAGAACACTCTCTCGACCGCATAGTCCCTGTCACGAGACCTCGGCCGGTCTTTGTGGCCGAGCCTTGCCCGGTGTATGGCCATGCAGAGCTTCAGTTCTTCAAACGTCATGCACCACGCAGCCTTTCTGTTGCGATGTCTGCGAACTTCTCGCTCTTCTCGACGCCGACATACTTCCGGCCGTTCCGCACCGCGGCGACGCCGGTGGTCCCGCTCCCGTTGAACGGATCGACGACCAGATCGCCCGGCATGGACGCACACAGGACGATCGGCTCGACCAGGGTGAGCGGTAGCTGCGTCGGGAAATCCGGGATCCTCTCGGCGCAGGTGCCGGTCAGCCGCGGGATCTGCCAAACGTCGTCCCAGATCTTGCCGCCGGCCGCGGCCCGGCTGTCGCCGTACTTCGTCTGACGGTCACTCGGCCGCGTGACCGGCTCCGGATTGAACACGAACCGCCGCTCGTCCTTGACCGCGTAGAAGATGTGCCGGCTGGTTCGGTTGAACTTGTTCAAGCAGTTCACGCCGAACGTCTCGTACCACTTGATCCACGACCGAATCGAAAACCCTGCATCCTTCAGGGCCAGAGCGTAGTCCGCGGCGTACTCGTCCCCGATCATCACCCACAGAGACCCGTCGTCGGCCAGGCAGTCCCAGCACAGGCCGACCCACTGCGTCACCCACTCGACGTAGTCGCGATCGTCCAGCCTGTCGGCCTTCTGGCCGTCGCCGTAGTCGACGCCGATGTTGTAAGGCGGGTCCGTGAAGATCAGCCTCGCGGGGCCATGCTCGTCGCGTACAGCCTCCAGCCCATCCATCACGTCAAGGTTGAGGATCGACCACGCTGGGCGATCAATCTCGTGCGATGCCTCGGCGGCGGCCTGCCGAATGCTTTTCCTTCGCGACTCTGCTCGCTCGCTCGCCGCATGCTTCGCGGCGAGCCTGAGCGCGGCGGCCTGTGTCAGCTCTTCTCCGACCTGGCGAGAGTCCTCGATCCAGTCCTCGAACTCGCTCTTCGGAATCCTCGCGATCCGCTGAAACCGAGACGATTCCATCCGGTCGATACCCAAGTCGTCCAAATGTAACACGCTGTTACATTTAGGCGACCTGCCCTTTCCGGCCTTCGCGCCGGGCTGCATCAGCATCTCGCCGATCATTCGCTCGGCCCGACGGACGATCTCCTGGGCCTCGATGATCGCCTCCAGTCCAACATCCCGGCGCGACTTCGCCAACTTGATCGCCGCCTCGCCTGCGTCCTTCACTGCCTTCGCGTCCTCGGGCGTATGGGCCATGCCGAGCATGTCCCGTGCCTTCGCGATCAGCGCGAGCGACCTGTCTTTCTGTGCTGCCATCCGTGAAGCCTCCGTGCGTTGCGTCCGTTCAGTTCCCGCCACCGGCCATGGCCCTCCACAACCTTCCGCCGCTCGTCCCGTGCCCCTTGGCCCGCGCGACGAACCCGGCCTCCTCGATCAGCCCGTCCCGCTTCAACTTCCCGAACACCGCCCCGAACGCCCTCGCGTCATGCGGAACGATCCCGAGCCGCTGGCAGTGGTCGACGAGCTGCTCGCCGCTGCGGGCCTGGCCGTCCGCCAGGACCTCGAGGACCGCGGCCCGGGCCAGGCCGGCGTCGAACGCGGTCGTCCGCTCGGCCTTCGCCGCGCAGGCCTCGGCCGCGGCCTGGCCGACGGCCGCCGGCTTCGCCTGGGCGAAGATCGGCAGCGACTCCATCGCTTCCATGCTTGTCCGTAGCGTCATGCTTCAGTCCCCCGTCCAGTTAGTGCCGACCCGCGGCCCGGCGTAGCCGAGCTGCTGCGGAGCGTTGCCCCACCGCTCAAACCAGGCACGACGGACGGCCAGCTCGTCGGCGTACGGTCGTGCTCCGTCCATGGATTCCATGGCGACGGCGTTCGCGATCATCATCGCGACGTTCCGGTCGGCTGCCGTGTTGATCGCGTCGATCGCGTCCGTGATCGTCATCCGTCCCTCCGTGTGTTGGCCCCGTGTCGTGGGGCATCCGCCTGGTGCCGGTCGTCAAGGCGAACGCCTCACCAGGAGCCGGTGTTATGTCGCGACCGCCGGCAGCGCTCTCCCCGTGGCCGAGATAGGCAGCCACTACGGCCGGGAGCGGCCGGAAGATCAAAAAGGAATGTCGTCACCCGGCATCCGCGACGCGTCGTCGGCCTTCTGTGCTGGCGTCCGCTTCACCGGCGGCCTTGAGGTCGGCGGAGCGACCGCCCGCTCGACCTGCGGCTTCACGGTCGCGGTCTCGACGACCTGCTCGGACGGCAGGAACTCGCCGACGTTCACGAACGTCTTCCCGTTGCCGGCCTTGTGGTAGATCCGAGCCCGGACGCGACGGCCGACCAGGTCGGTGATCTCGCCGGCGGCCCACTCCTCGCGGGTCATGCCGACGGCCTGGCGGAGGCTCGACAGGATCCGCCGGCCCCAGTCGGCCTTCGGGATCCGGGCGAACACCCAGCCGAAACGTCGCTCGTCGTGGACGAGCCGGAACTCGATCTTCTCGCCGTGGTCGATCACTTCGCGGATCTGGAGCGAGTGGTCGCCCTCGGGGACAAGCTCGCGTTCCGGAGCACGCGAGTCGTCGCGGACAGCAACCGGCGGAAAGTCATCATCAAGACCCCAGTCCATCGCGTGTCTCCTGTTCTTGGGATTTCGCGGTCGCGAACTCGATCACGGCGATCAAGTGGTCGCGGCCGTAGTGGCAGTGTCCGTACTGTTTCTCCGGCTTAGGCAGGTGAGCGATCGCCGTCCGGATCTCGTAGCGTGTCATCCGATAGCCTGCGGCCTGGCTCGCGTCGATCAGGTCAGAACAACGGAACCAGTCGCGATCGTGGTCGTGCCGCAGGCCCGAAAACGTCAGGTGTTCGAGGCTCGTCACGAGGCGACCTCCTCGACCGGCTCGATTTCCTTGTGCCGCTCGTTCAGCCGGTCCGTGAGCTGCGACCACTCGTCGGCCGTGATCTGGTCGGTCGAGACCAGCTCGTCGAGACGGTTCCCGATCCGCCCGAGCGTCCGGACGTTCGCCGCCTGGGCGATAAAAAGAACGATCTGGTAGTAGAGCGACCCTTCGGGCGGCCCTTTCGGGGATCGGACCTCGACCGCCGGCCTGGCGGGCGTCGTGCCGTCGGACAGCCAGGCGGCGAGCTGCCGGCCGAGGTCCTCGCCGGCCTCGCGGATCACCGCGTCCTTCAGGAACGCGGCCCGCGTCTTCGTCACCACCAGGTCGTGGTCCTGGGTCACGTCGCCGACGACCGTGAACTCGTACTCGAGGCCGTCACGCTGGACCGGCTGAAGCCCGACCTTCCGGACCTGGTTCCGGCCGCCTACGTTCTCGACGACATACTCGACCTTGCTTCGCAGCGTGCAGATGATGTGCAGCGGAGCCCCGAGGATCGCGTCCACCAGCGAGTTGTGCCTCGGGGTCGCGTCACGCCAGGCCCCGAAGTTTCCCCCGCCCTGGTTCCGCTTCCCGGCGTTGTCGACGAACTCCAGGATCCCGCCCTTGCCGCTCCAGGCATGGGACAGCGAGTCGATCACGAGCGTCGCGTATCCGCCGTCGGCAGCGGCCTTGATTGCGTCGATAAACCGCTCGACCCCGTAGGTGTCCAGCTCGATCACATCGAAGTCGAGCCCACGCTCGCCGGCGTAGAGGCTCGCGGAGCCTCGCTCCGTGTCGATCACGGCAACCGGGCCGCCCAGCCCTGCCGCGATCCGGAGGGCCGTCATCGTTTTCCCGCTGCCGGCCGGGCCGATCAGTCCGAGCCGCAGCTTCGCGGCTGCCTTCGTTGCCTTCTTGAATCCGCTCATCTCGAATACCTCCTCACGGTGTCGCAGTCGATCCACCCTGTCTCGCGGAACACCCGGAGCAGGGTCTCGCGGTCCGGCTCCGCCGGCCGCGATCCTTTGCCATGGCCTCCAGCCAAACCGGCATCCCGCCGGCGTCCTTCTCGGCTGGGCTCCGCCCGGCCGAACTCATCCAGTGATCGGAAGTAGGCGATCCCGACGATCGCGAGCCCGGCACAGCCGAAGGCGATCCCGAGGACGGCCCCGACGAACAATGCGGCGGCGTTCATTTCCAGATGTCTCCCGTCTGGTCCTCGAGGTATGGCAGGGCCGCCTCTAGCGCGGCTCGTGCCCTCAACTTCGTGGCGCTGTTCACCTGACATCCGCACGCGTCGACATCGGCCAGCAGGTCTTCCAGAGCCCGGAGCGGCCTCCAGGCCGCGATCGCCAGGTGGCGAGCGAGCCGGGCTCCGCGAGCGATCGGGTGATTCCGGTCGTTCGTGTTCCGGTGGAGGGCCGTGTCATTTCGCGAGATCATGCGTCCCATGGGTCGGCTCCTTAGAAGGGCAGGATCGCGCCGTCCGGCCACGGCCTGCCGTCGATCACGCGGAGCGTCTTCTCGTCGTCGGTCTCGACCACGACGAGCGGCCGGTCGCCTTCCTGGATTCGGACCACGCGGCCCGCTTCCCATTCGGTGTCCGTGTGGGTCTTCAGCCGGTAGGCGATCCGGTCGCCGATGCTCGGCAGGTGACAGGCCTTCGGCCGTCCGTAGGTCTCGGCCATGCCGTCCGCTGCGGCCTGATATTCGCGTTCGTGGGCGTCCATCTCGCGTCCTTTCGTTGATGGTCTGAAGTGAACACGCGTACATGCGTTTCGTCAAACGTTTTTTAGTGTGGTTTCGTCCGTGAAAAACACTGATCGGAGGAGTCGAAAAGCTGCGTCGACGTTTGCGTTTATCGGTAAACAAGTCAGCGAATGAAAGCGTTTGCGATGGTCACGAGAAGATCGATCGCGTCGTGGATCGCCTTCGTTGCTGGCGAATCGCAGCCAAGCTCCTGGCCTGCCCTGACCAGAACGAGAGAGTGGATCGCGGCCGTCCAATGGCGTCGCATGTCAGAACTCCAAGCCACTGCCGATCAATCGCGGACTACACGTCAGCGATCAACGGCCAATACGATTACGTTTGTCGGTAATCGCGTCAAGGCCAGTTCAGTGATTTTTTTACTGGGCCAAAAGCTCGGCTATTTTGCGAGCTTTTTTCGCGGTCGCTTAGACCGAGCGGCCGCCGCTTTCGCCTCGGCCTTGCGGACGGTCGAGTTTGGGGCGAGCTGCCCGCGGAGAGACTTGCATCCGTCCACGCTAACCATCCAGGCACGGCCGTTGAACTTGAAGCCTTCGAGCCTGCCGTCTCGGATTCGGAGCCGGATCAGACCGTCGGTGCAGCCTGCGATCTCGCAGGCCTCCTCGACCGAGCACCACTTGCCGTCAGGGGTCATCGTTGCCATCCCTTGCAATGTACCGACATCGGTAAACGGGTCAAACTGTCCGACCTGCCCGACCCTCGCGACCTGCCCAGCCGGCGCGACCGTTTGCATTGGTCGGCCGGCGAGGAAAGAGTCGAGGTGTCGGGCAGATTTCGAGTGGAGGCGAGGGGAGTACAAACGTTCAGGTGAGGGGAGTGGAATAGTGGTGAACGCGTGTACAGTCCTGTAGGCTGCCCGGCATCTAACAAAAAGGAAGTGATGCCATGCGTTCTATGCCGTTGCGTGATGCGTTTCGTCGGTATGCCTTGCTCCGTGAGCTGAAGCCCCACACGGTCTCTCTCTACGGAATGCTCTTTGATCGTCTGGAGCGATTCCTCAAACGACCTCCGACGGTCGGAGACCTCGAGGACGTGGTCGTAGCGGAATATCTGGAATGGCGACGAGTGACGCCTGGATGGCGCGATCGCCTGCCGAAGCCGGCCACGATCAGGAAGGACCGGAACATGATCCGGGCCGTCTGGGAATACCTCGCCCGTAAGAAACTCACTACAGAGTTTCCCGAGGTCCCGAAGGTCAAGGTCCCGAAGACGATCCCTATCGGTCGTGCCTATACGGCCGACGAGGTCGGCTCTCTGATCAGGGCAGCGAAGCGTCGGATCGGAAGGACGGGCGGCCTGCCGTCGCGCTGGTGGTGGTCGACGCTCATCTACGCGGCCGTATGCACGGGCGAGCGGTTCGAGGCCCTCACGTCGCTACGCTGGGGCCAGGTGGACCTCGACCGCCGTCGCGTGATCTTCCTGGCCGGGACGAGGAAAGGAGCGACCCGCGACATCGAGAGGGCCGTGACGCCGCAGCTCGCCGTGATGCTCGCGGAGCACCGTCGCGGGCCGGACGACCTTGTCTGGCCGTGGGACAGGGCGACCCGCAGCCACTGGGCCTCTCTACAGGTCCTGTGCCGATCTGCCGGCGTCGAGTATCGGGGGCGAGGCTTCCACGGATTCCGCCGTATGGCCGCCTCATACGCGGCCCTGGCGGGCGGAGCCGCCGCGGCGACCCAGCTCCTTGACCACAGCGACCCGGCCCTCCAGGCCGTCTATGTGGACCCGCTCATCTGCCCGCGGGACACCTGCTCGGTCGACACCCTGCCGCCGCTGGACCTGGGCGAACTTGACGCGACCCGGCACTCCTGATGGCAGGCAGCATACCCCGCGATGTCGATCCCGCCGTCGTCGGTGGCCGCTGCCCCGAGCTGCCGCGAGACCTTGTCGAGGATCATCACGAGGGCCCAGTCGGACGCCGTGAACTTCGTCCCGAAGGCGGAGTTGACCATCGCGGCCGTCCTGGCGTAGTGTTCCGCCGGTGGTCCGTACTTGCCGTGCCGGTCGCGGACGGCTGCTATCGACTGCTCGAGCATCTGCTCGGCCGCTGTTCTCGTTTCGATCATGTGTCGCTCCCTTAGCTCTTGGATCATTCGCAGAGCGAACGAGGCTAGGCTTCCTCCCGTGCCAGTCCAGCAGTTAGCCGGACCGAGCCTGCGGCAGAGCTGCTCCGCGGCGGCGAGGTCGGCGTCGGTCACGGCAGCCTGTATCCGAGCGACCATAGAATCCTCGCGAGATCGCGGCCGGCCCCGGAGACGGTCTCCTCGGCCAGGTCGGGGAAAAGCTGGTGGAGACCCTCGTGGATCTCCGTCTCGAGGCGAGCCCGGCCCCGGAGCCGCTGGTCGATCAAAACCTTCCGCTCAAGGTCCGGCCGCCGCTCGTCGGGCGTGATCGACCAGCCCGCGGCCCGGCCCCGCAGCCTGGCATACCTCCACAGGACGCGGAGGCCGCGGACCTTGAAGTGATGGTCGCCGCTCACGACGACCTCACTCGGCCGTCGGCCGTGATCCTGTGATTCGACACGTCGAAGGATCCGTCAGCGTGGACCGTCACGGCCGCGAAGCCGTGGTTCCACTTATTCAATCTCGCGTACTCGGGACGAAGGTCACACAGGCAGCCGGTCGACCAGCAAAAGACCTCATGCCCAAACATGTCGGGCTCACAGTGCCCGGATGTCCGGTGGCCGTGCCCTTCGAGGACGGTGTGATGGAGTCGCAGGAACGCTCCGCGGGCCTGGTTCACCGGAGCCGAGATCCCTTTCCCTTTTTCGTGGCCGTGAAGGATCGGCAGCTTCCCGGCCATGATCGGCCGCTGGTCGTCGACGAGCGTGATGTCGTGCTGGTCGAGGCGGAGCCAGGACGCGAGCCCCATCTCCGGCTCGTCGGATATCTCCGGGGCGTGTTGCCAGAGCCAGTGTGCCCAACGCTCCTCATGGTTCCCAGTTTTGAACACGATCGGGATCGTGGGGAACTCCTGGCGGATCCACGACACGAGCTGGCGGATCTGCTCGATCTCGCCTTTGAAGTTTCGATGTCGCGGATTCTTCGTCCACCGACTGATCGCGTAGAAATCGCAGGTGTCGCCGTTCAGGACCAGGGCGTCGATCCCGCTCGACTTCAGGTCTGCGACCGCGGCCCCGAGGGCGACCTCGGAGTGATACGGGACGTGGATGTCTGACAGGACGCCGATCGTCCCGACGACTCCCAGGTCGTGAGTCTCCCAAGGCTCCGCCTTGCTCTTCGGCATGGTCACGACTTCGCCGGCGGCCCGCGGCTTCCGGTGGAGCGACGAGTCGGCCGACCGTGTCCGCTGCATCTTCCCTTTGATCCCGAGCTGGTGGCGGATCCGCTGGTATCCCTGCTGAAGCGTAATCGCTCCGCCGGTCTCGGCCGCGAGCCGGCGGCCGAGCGTCCGGGCCGGGGCGTCTGGGTGCAGCTCGACAAGCTGCCGGGCCATCCGCGTGATCTCGTCGCCGCCGATCTGACCCTTGCGCATCCGGCCCTCCGTGTCGAGGTCGTCGGCCGTCCATGGCCGCGGGCCATCACCCTACGCTATGGGGTCCCCGGATCAATCTCCGCCGGGGCCGTCGATCCTGGCGGCAGGCCGAGCCATTTCGCTCCGGCCGCGTTCATTGCCGCCTGACGTTCGGGACAGCCGCAGGGGCCGCCGACGAAGGCCTCGACTCGTTCCTTCGTGATCCCGATCGCGGAGAGGCCGGCGGC